ACGTGTACGTCTGATCGGCTGCAGGATAGAAAAAGGCCTTGGGAGCGTTGTCCCGCTGAACGTAGAACTGCGCGGGCCGCGCCTGCGAGGTCTTGTCGGGCACGTTGAGCCAGTCTTCCCGGCTGATGCGCTCGATGTAGACGTCGGTGTTGATGCCCTGGTTGTTCTGGCGGATGATGGCTTCGAGCACGTTGACCGTGTCGGTCGGCAAGCTGATCTCGTTGACGCCCTGCGTCAACGTGTAGGTCGCCTGCTGAATCGTCCACAGGTTCAGCCCGCGATTGGCCCAGTCGAGAAAAAGCAGGTTGAGCGAGCGGCGCGCAGAGTTGAGCTGATAGCCGCTCTGTGCGCGAATGCCACAGCGCTCAAATGCCTCTTCGACGAGGTCGTCAATTGCGAGGTCGAACGTGGTGGTGCCGGAGGTAGTCATTTGCTGTACAGGTTATCAAATGTTGCTTGCGCATCCATGTACGAGTCGTCCTGCTCCGCACAATGTGTCCACTGACTCGGTTTGAAGTCGGGGGCCCCTTCTCCTGTCTGCCAAAACGCAGGGCTTGTGACCCGGACGCGATTGTTTGGCAACGCCACAATGTTCCCTGTCCACTTGCCCGCATCGGTCAAAATCAGTACATGACTTTGCTTGTGCTGTGCAGGGCAATCAGCTACCTCGCTCTCCGAGTAGTCCACAGTGAACAGATACCTGCCAGTATGAAACTCGCCGTCAATCTTGCACAGCCAGGGACTGGGGCTGGTTCTCGCAAATTTCACCACAGTGTGGTGGTGTGAGGGACAGTCCCAAGGCTGTGCCAGGTGCGTAGGCATACGCTCTGGCCACTCCTCCAATGGTATGTCCCCCACCAGCGCTGTAATAGGCATACGCGCCCACATTGCTCCCCCATGCACGTTTTCGGAGTCATCTACCAGGCTTTCACATCCGGTAAATACGATCTGAAAACTCAAGCAACGATCCGGCATGGCATTTACCGCAATGACATTTGCGTGCAAATACTCGCCATGGTACTTCTGGTGCATGTGGGTAAACTCGCGTCTAACCCAGCACTTGAAGTACGGAATGTTGCTGATGAGGTAGGCCATTATTTTGCGCGCTTACCGCCCGCCATCATGCCTTTGGACATTTTCTTGACAGCGCCGCCCGCAGCGTAGCCTTTGGACATCATGCCGCCGCCCATCATGCCAATGGGCTTGCCCATCGCCATGCGCTTGTGCTCGTTCATGTTGCCTTTGTTGGCCATGCCGCCTTTTTTCATCATGACAGGGCCAGAGGTCTTGCTCGGCTCCGACGTGACACGATTTTTTGGACCGCTCATCACGGCACCACCGCCACGAGTGGCGACACCCATTCCTTTACCAGCCATGATCAGGCTCCTTTCTTCATTGCACGGCCCTTAACGTCGGCCGTTTTACGCTTGACAGCACGGCCCATCTTGTCGGCCATGCCACCCTTTTTCATCTTGCCGACGCCGTCGGCGGCGAAGGCGGGAACGGACTTGCCGCCCTTCTTCACCATTTTCATGCCTGCACTCTTCATTCGCTTACCCTACCTTTCGGATTTCATCCAACTTGGCCTCAATTCTGTTGAACCGCTGGTCCACGTGACTGAGGAACTTATCGAAGCGGTCATCGACTTCCTTGCGTGTGACATGGTCCCGAGCAACCTCTTCGCGAGTCTTGTTCAGGAGGATGCCAAGTCGGCTGACCTCATCAAACTTTGACTTCAACAGGAAGCCCATAATGCCCACAATCGCCGTCAAAACGACGTTCCAGATCATCATTTCCACGGCCTAACACCTCCACCGCTTTCGCGCCTGGCGCAAGCGGCTGTTGGGGTCTTTGGCAGCGTCTGGAAACTGCTTCATCTGGCCCTCGGACCGCGCGCAATACGACGCGCGCCGCTTTGCATCTGCTGGCGACGGCTTTTTTTCTGTCACCGCTGTCTGCAGCTTGCTACCAGGGTTGGCCTTGCGATACGCGGCCACACCCTTTTTGGTCATGCCAGCACCTTGCTTGGTGGGTCGGAAGTTCCCCGACTTCACCGAAGTCTTGATGCCCATGCCCTTCTTGGTAGCCATTACGCAGGCGCTCCACCTTCGAAGAGCAGCGTCACACTCGTGATCTCAGCCGAGCTGAGGTCGATGTAGATGCCGCTCTCGAACAGAATCCCCATGTCGGGGATGATGAGGTCCTGCGAGCCAATGGCTGCGGGCGACGACAACGTCAACTTGGCCGTGCCACCACTGGTGCTCCCATCCTTGAGAGTGATCGTGGCAGAGGTGGCCGTGTGCGTGAAGTACACCCCCAGCAAACGAGTGCGGCCAGAGACCGCTGCCGCAGCGGCGGTCTTCCGTACCGACTGAATGTTGCTGAAGCTCATGGCGGCCTCCTATCAGCGGGTGGCCGCAGCGAACATGTAGTCAACAGTGGTCGTCCGAGTCCCCGTGGCACTGCCCGACAGCGACATGGCGGCAAGCGCCAGCTCGGTTGTCGGGATGTTGGTGCTGTGGTAAGCAACCTGAGTGCGGTCAATGTAGAAGAGCACCTGGCCCGTGCCTACAATCCGAATGCCCAGCGTCACGTACGTGTCGTCAACCAGGTCAATGTCCGAGTCCGTGGAGGTCTCAGTGCCGCCAGACTCGGTCTTGCACAGGATCGACGCATTGCCGTCGTCGATCTGGAAGCAAATCCGATCAGCAGCGGTCAGCATGTTCTCTGGGTTGGTCGCAAAGTTCACCGTCAGGCCCACACAAATGTCGGTCTGGTCAGCGTCGTTGCACTTGATCCTGGTCTCAAACCAAAGCGACTTGTCAGCCTGCGCCTTGAAGACCTCGTTGCCCTGAACCGACGCGCCATCGTTGTCGGTCGTGGCGGTGGAGGTCAGTTCGAGGACGCCGTTGACAACGTCCGCGCCAATACCGGCCGAGGCTCCAGAATCCTTGACCACGGTCCAGTCGTTGGTGGAATCCAACGCCACTCCGGTGAAGTCGTCCATGTAGACGACGACATCGGTATCGACGGCGGTGGTCAGATCGGTGCCCCAGGCACCCGTTGCGCCTTTACCAGAATACTGGAGCGGGCCTGAATAGTGTGTAGCAGCCATGGCTTTCCTCACATGCGAGTTAAGGCACGTCTGTCTGCATGTCGTCAGCCGGGACTGTCAGACGTGCCGAGATGACCCCGGAACTTGGTCTGAATATAACCCAAGTCCGGAAAAAGAAAAAGGGGTCCGAAGACCCCTTTTTCCGGCCGGGAAACCCCCAACCCTTTCTCTTTAGCCGCCAGGCGAGCCAAAGATGCCGCGAGGATCGCTGAAGCCGAAGCTGTAGCGCTCACGAGCTTTGTAGCGGACGTTGCCGGTATCGAAGTCGCCTTCGAAGCCGGTTTTAATCGCCACACGGGTGAAGCCCTTCATGCCGTTGGGCGCGTCGGTCTTGATGAAGAACGCGTCGGGATCGGTCAGGAAGTGGTTCACGGTGTAGCCCTGCGGCACCATGCCCATGTTCCGGATGGCGTTGATGTCGTTGTCGGCCGTACCAACGCGAAGCGTGGACTTCAGGATACGGTCGGCAGTGAACATCAGCTCCTTCGGAATGATGAGCTTGAGGCCTTGGACAGCGATCTTCAGGCCACGTTCGTCGGTGAACGCTGCGATGTCGATCAGGGCCTGTTCCAGAGAGGTCTCGGACAGGTCAGCAGGGGTGGACAGCTCGTTGCGCAGGTCCGGACCGCCCAGGGTGGGGTGGTCGGTTGCACACAGAGGCTTGCCGTCACCACCGATGGAGGTGGTGAAAGCGCCGTTCAGAACGGCGGCCGCCTTGATCTGCTTGGTCTGAGCCATCGAGCGAGCCAGGGCCTTGGTGTAGCGGGCCGACAGACGGTCGTAGAGGTTGTCCTCCACGGCTTCTTCGGTCAGTGAGAACGCCAGGGCGATGGTCTCGTGGGTGTAGCGAGCCGTGTAGACCTCTTGCGCCTGGTCGTATGCGACGCCAGCGCCTTCGTTCTTCACGGGAGCTTCAGCGAAGCCCGACTCCATCACTTCCTCTTCGAACGCACGGTCCGAAGTTTCCATGGTGTAAATCTGCTCGTGCTCGTTCTCGTAGTTCTTGTACTCCAGGCCGAACAAGGCGTTCAGGCCAGGCTCAAGCTCCTTTACCAGTTGTGCGCGGGAAATTGCCATGATTAAGCTCCTTGGCCTGCAACACCGGCACTACCGTACAGGTGCTCGTTGATCTTCACTACCACCACGGCGTTGGTACCGAACTCGTTGCCAGGGACATCCCACAGGCCAACGATCTTCAGGTTCAAAGCTGCAGCTTTTGCGATAGTGGACGAGTCGAGTTCCATGGAGGACACACCAGTGGTGGTGCTGCCGCCAGTACCTACGACGTCGGCGTTCATGCCGATCTGAGTCTGCGCAACAGACTCATCGACCTGGACGATGAACAACTGGCTGGGATCGTCAATCACGTCGGCAATGATCTTGCCAGCGGTGATGTTGACCGAGCCCGGATAGTAGTTCTTCCAGGTGGGTTTGCCCGAAGTCGGGTCAATGTAGTTGCAGCCGTTAAACACACCGACAGCGGCGGTGTGGGTCGCAGGTGCGAACTTGACCAGGTAACCGTCATAGACGGTGACTAGGTCGCCTTGGTAAATGGCCCCGGACTGGTTATCAGCAATTTCGTAGCCGTACTGTTTCTGAGCACCAGTAGCGGACAAATTGCCGAGAGGACGCAGACCAAAGGGCTTATCGACGTTTGCCATTTGATGGTTCCTTCACAAAAAGTGTTTGATTAGTCGCTTTTCGAACCGCCACCAAACGACACTCTCGACTTGCGAGTGGGTCGCTCGATGACCATGCTCGAATGAGCATTGGATTTCATCAGTTCGTTGTCAGCGGCTTGCAATTGGTCGCTCGCTCGATCACGGTAATACGCATTACGCTCTGCAACCGTCTCCTCAGGGATTCGTGCAAGCAAGAGACCTCCCACGCTGATCACGCCAGCATGTCGGCCGTCTTCAACCGTTGGCACATGGTAGTCAGGATATTCGTCGCCCCGAACCAGCTCGTAACCCTCGCGGATTTTGCCGGCCACATTGGTGCGATCTTCCATCCCTCCTGCCTCTGCCCGAATCCAACGGTGCTTGTACCCAGGTGGAGCTGGCGGTGCGTCAAGTCGAGACGGGGGAGCCCAGGGCTTACGCCGCGCACTCTTCGCACGAGATTCGGCCTCGCGAGTGGTGCGGTTGATGGTGGTGTTGGCGTCGCTCATGTTCTCACTCCTTCACGTACTTGGCATATTCCTCAAGCGGAACGCCCAGCTTTTTGGCAATTGCAACTTGACTTGGCGTCAGTTTGACAGTGCGGCGTGCATTCGAAATACCCGATGAACGGGATGCAGGTGCTACAGCTTGCACGTTACGCTGTACCCTGTTGGGTTGCTGATCCGAATCCGTTTGGAACTTCTTTGGAAAAGCCTCACGGATTCTACGATCTAACTCATGATAGTACTCGTCTGAGCTGGCGTCAAACCCCTCCCCCTGGATCAACTGCTTGTGGATACCCCACGCAGCATGGGTCATGACGGTATCTCGGCCGTACCAGGGGTTGCGCTCGGCCCAGTCTTCGACCCGAGGATCGACCTGTCGGGCCTGCTGAACCGGTTGCTGGTACTGCTGGGGTTGGGCGGCTTGCGCAGCCTGCTGGGCAGCGAGTTGCTGCATGTAGGCCTGGCGCTGGGCCGTCTGGGCCTGCACGCTGGCCTGTTCGTTGGTCAGCATGGCCAGGCGCTGCATGGCCTCGGTCTCGGTATCCACATCGCCCTCTTCACGGGCCTTGCGGATGATCTGTTTCAGGGCGACAGCCTGGGTTTCAATCCGGCCGGCCGCCTCGGTCGTGCGCTGCTGATCGGTGTTCAGGTACTGATGCTCCAACTGCTGCGCTCGTGCCTGCACATTGCGGGCGTACTCCAGGGCTGCCTGCTCACGGCGCTGGGTCTCGCGTAAGCGGGCGGTCAGCTT